TTGCTGCTGGGCTGTACTTATTTGTATTAGTCCAGGCATTATTTACAAAGTTGATAAAGTTTTGTAGTCTGTCAGGCGCTAAAGTGTCAGCGCTTGAAATAGTCCAGGTGTAAACCTGGTCGGGCTGTTGTTGTAGCTGGTCGTTGGTTGGATTGTTAACAAAATAATCTAGATGTAATTCTAAGTCGAGAAATTGAGCTTCGAATAAACAACTAATTTTGTCCTGGTGTAATAATGAAGGCTGACCAAACAAGGCGGTTAAATCGTCTAGGCTTGCGTCTATGCTTCCAACCTTACGGCTTAATGAATGAATTGAAACTGTCAAAGTGACCTCTTAAGTTAGTGTGAAATAGATCCGTATAGAATCTAATAACAATATTAACCGATATTATTTAACTTTGCAATAATTAGGCGGCTATTCTCACAAATAAATATTAAATAAAATTAGACCTGGACTAAATCGACCAGGTAAAAACTTGCAGAGCTGTCAATATGACAGTACCGCAGCTTATAAAATTCTAGTTATAGCGCCAGATTCAAGCCTTAATTATTTTATTTGGACACAGTTAGGACAGAATCTAAAAAAATAGCCCAGGCAGACCGCCTATAAAATAAGTATTTTTGCCTATGGGGACACCCTATCCCCTTAGCGTATAGATAAGCCGATCACATTTTTCTACCAAAAATCAAAATCCTATTAAATATCTATCCCGATCTTATTAGATCTTATTAGAGGGCTATACGACTCTACTTCTTCTATTGTGGAGAGCTAGTGGTGGACAGGGATTTCAGATGCAGTTATATTGATGGTAAGCCATTACAAGGAAATACCGCAAAGCAGATTGTGATGGCTTGCATTAGACTAAACTTATGGCACAAAAAGACACTACTGAAATACTTAGTAGCCTACATGGTAGGTTAGCTAGTGTATTAACTGATTTACTAGATAGTGGAGAAGCTAGTACAGCAGATTTAAATGTAATTAGACAGTTCTTGAAAGATAATCAGATAACGTCTCAGCCTGTAGAAGATACTCCTTTTGGAGATTTAGCTAGGTCGTTACCTGATATAGAGAATGTTATTGCATTAAAAAAGCGTAGTGCGTAATGAAGAAGGAAGATTGGCAGACGTTACCAAAACCTTACGATAAAGACTTTAGATATTTTTTAGTTTTAGTATGGAGGCATTTACAGCTTCCTGATCCGACTACAGTTCAGCTTGATATAGCTGAATATATGCAGAAAGGAAATAAAAGAAGAATTATTGAAGCGTTTAGAGGTGTAGGTAAGTCGTGGATGGCTGCTGCTTATACGTTATGGCTGTTAAGAAATGATCCACAAAAAAAGATAATGGTTGTATCAGCTAGTAAGACCAGGGCAGATGACTTTGCTCAGTTCTGTTTAAGAATAATCCAGGAAATGCCTATACTAAAATGCCTTGAGCCAGATAAAAATGAACAAAGATCAGCTAGTAATAGGTTTGATGTACGTCCAGCTATACCCGATCAATCGGCTAGTGTTAAGAGTGTAGGAATATTTGGACAGTTAACTGGTAGTCGTGCTGATTTAATACTTGCTGATGACTGCGAAGTGCCGAATACAGCTTGGACAGTAGGTATGAGAGAGAAATTATTGCAATGTTGCGGAGAATTTAACGCTATTCTTAAGCCTGATGGCGAAATAATGTTTTTAGGTACACCGCAGACAGAAGAAAGTATATATAACAAGCTGAGATTGCGAGGATACGATTGCAGAATATGGACAAGTCGTTATCCAAAGAAACCTGAGAAGTATGGAGACGCATTAGCTCCAATGATAAAGGGATTAGCTGCAACAAAGCCTGGTCAACCTACAGATCCAGACAGGTTTAGCGAAATGGACTTGTTAGAAAGAGAAGCAAGCTATGGTCGATCACAATTTACCTTGCAGTTTCAGTTAGATACCACGTTATCTGACTTACAACGCTTTCCATTAAGACTCCAGGACTTAGTTGTTATGGAAGTAAAAGATCATGCACCCGAAAAAGTGGTGTGGTCGTCAGGTGCAGAGTATAGGATTTCTGATTTGCCAGCAGTAGGTTTTAGTAATGACTATTATCACAAGCCAGCTTTTTTACATGGCGATTGGTTGCCATTTACAGGTTGCGTAATGATGATTGACCCTTCTGGTAAGGGTGTTGATGAGACAGCATATAGCATAGTTGCACATCTAAATGGAAACTTATACGTTTTAGAGGTCGGATCGTTTTGTGAAGGTTATACAGAACCAGTTTTAGCTGGTATAGCTGAAGCTGCAAAACGCAATAAGGTAAAACTAATACTCCTGGAAGATCAATTTGGTCAAGGAATGATGGAAAGTTTGCTTAAGCCATACCTTATGAAGATATATCCTTGCACTATTGAAGGAACTAGGAGCAATGTACAGAAAGAAAGAAGGATAATAAACGCATTAGAACCTGTAATGAACCAACATAGGCTAATAATTAATAGATCAGTTATTGAAAATGATGCAAAACCTCGAACAGAGGACTCGGTAGAGAAAGCATTAGGCTATCAATTGTTTCATCAAATGACCCATATAACTGTTGATCGAAACTGTTTACAAAATGATGACAGACTTGACTCTTTAGCTGGTGCGGTGGAGTATTGGAATGAGTCGTTAGCAATTGATGAGGATAGAGCTATCAAAGATCGGGAAATGGAGTTGTGGGATTTGGAATTGGCTGCTCACAAAGGCGAATTGGAAGGTGCGCTGGACGCAAAAATCCTCGGCATCCCCCTCGATAGACTTGGAAAAGCCAATACCAGAGGTCGGTGGTTCAATGTTTAAGGCTTATAAAACAAATACAAAGCACAGAAGAGCCTGGTGTATAAGATTACCAACAGCATTTGCTGGAATTAAGCTAGATGAGCCTAGAATTGGTGGATTTCAAACTGTAGTCCAGGCAAATAACTACGAAACAGCTTGGTGCATGGCAATGATGCAAGATGAATGGGAAATATTGACGTTTAAAGTTAAAGAAATATCTATTTTTCCTGTAAATCCTATTTAAAATCCTGGTGGTCCAGGATCGTCTCCGCCATTCATAATTGTTTCTAATCTATTTTCTCTATGCCTCATTCGTTTTATAGATAATCCAAGATCTAATGGCGAACTTACAGCTTGATTACCAAAATCTTTGTAGCTTTTTAAAAGATTCTGGTCGTTTTTATTAGAATTGTTACTATTAAAGCCTTGACACATTACTTTTCTTCCAGGAGCATTTCTCTTATCTTAGCAACCGCAGCATCATCTAGTTTATTTTCACTAAGTTTTGCCAACGCTGCTAATATATCGCAGACCAAAATAGATACACTTTTACTTTTTAAGAAAGCAAAGATAATTGGACGAATTAGACTAATCATTTTGAGAATCTATGGTTAATATACAGGTAGTATAGTTCGATCTTTATGGAAGAACAAGATGAAAAGGAAGGTAATAGTCTGATCGCCAATGTGGTGCAGCTTATTATTCTTTTTTGGAGTTTAGGAGTAATTTCTTGGTCGTACTTTAATCCTAACCCTACTCGTCAAATTGATACGACCTTCGCTGCTGGATTGTTAAGTGCGGTTAGCGCACAATTTGGGCTAAATATTAAGAAAGGAAGCAAAGGTAACAATAGTAGTAATGGCAAAGCGCCTAAAATAGTGGATAATAAAGACACTAATGTAGGAATCAAATGAAAAAATTACTTCTACTAAGTTTATTTTTAATTGCACCTTGTTACGCTAATGGGATTCCAACTTGGACTACAGGCTCTAGCAACCGCACAGAAAATACTACTCAAACTATAACTAGATCAATAGTTACTGAGAAATACGGATCTGCTTTGGAAAGTTGGGAAGCATCAAACATTGCTGTAACAAGTTCGAGTTCTGGTGGTATAACAGCTACAGATGCAGTTTTTACTCCTAATACTGCTACTGCTGATTGGTCTCTTCAAGTTACTACTAGATCATCAGGAACTAAAATAGAGCAGATAACACAGAATGATTCGATCACGACTACTAGCGTTATCACTTCTCTCAGCGTCTTTAGTCAGTAATTCAGTACTGGCAGAAGGAGATACTAACGTACAAGCACAGCCAAATGCTATTGGTAATTCTAGTATTATCAATCAAAATATGAATATTAATAATGGAATGACAGGTAAACAGCAGTTTGGAAACTTAGTTTGTAGTCAACCAACTATGGCAATAACTCCTTTTTATACAGGAAATGATGCTCAGGGGGGAGAAACATATTCTATAAATGAAGGTTGGGGAGTGCAAATGAGTTTTATGATACCCCTGGGAGATAATAAAACCTGTAACGAGTTAGCCAAAGTAAAGCTAGAGTTAGCCATAGAAGAGTTAGACAAACAAGTGCATGATAAACAGCTAGTTCGTATCTTGAAATGTAGTCAGCTTCACGCATCAGGCTACATGATAAACCCTGCTTCAGAATACGCATACATTTGCGCAGATGTCATTAATATACGAACTTATGTTAACGCTAATCCCGAAAAATTTAAGTAGCTAGTTTAGACACCACATAGTACAGGTATGTGAACTCTAGCTACCTTTATTATTATCCATTTTTTCTTTAGCATTTGCGACTTCTTTTTTAAGAACTTTCTTAAATATTTTTGTCATAAGTTTCTTTAGTTGATTAATAACACTTTGCAAAACAATTGAACCTGTTACTGCTGCTGTGGCACTAACACCAGATGCTATTACGCTTGATGCAATCACTTCTGGCGCTGGAATAGGCATTTCTCCAAAAAATGGTATATTAAACGTAGCTACAGGTTCTTCAATTGATAAAGGCTCTTTGGTGTTTGGCAGGTTTGTCGGTATTGTCTCTGGTTTTACTTCTAACCCTTCCTCCTTTGAAGATGATGTTTCTTCTTCAACAGAAGATTCCGAAGCTTCCAGACCCGACTTTACCTGTTCCAGACTTGGAAGAAGTACAGGGTCTAGGTAAGGTATTTCCGCCACAGGTGGATAAAAAATTGTTTGAGGGGGGTTAAGTACATCTATATTTGGTATATAAGGTAGATCTTCGTTCATTTTTTGATAGTATTGTAATAACCTTACACTTATTTATTACACATAGCATCCTTGAGGGGTATCAGACTAAGTGAAATAAGGTTGGTTAATTCCAAATTTATTTCTTATTGACATGGCTAATTTTAGTCCTTCAAGACTCGGCTTGGTCAATGCTACTGGTACGTCTTATGACGCACTTTTCTTGAAAGTGTGGAGTGGAGAGGTGCTATCAGCATTCCGTAAAGCTACAATATTCGAGTCATTGCATACAGTTCGGACGATTCAATCAGGAAAATCCGCACAATTTCCAATTATTGGACTTAGCTCAACTTCGTATCATACACCTGGCACTCAATTGACAGGGGATAGCATCAAACACGCTGAGGCTACCATAAATATTGATGACAAACTCGTAAGTCAAGTTTTCCTAGCGGACATAGATGAAGCTAAGAATCACTATGATGTGAGGTCAAAATATACAGAGGAAATGGGTAATGCCCTAG